TCATAATCCTGGGGTCGGGGGTTCGAGTCCCTCTCTCGCTACCAACTTACCCCCCGATGCGGATTCCGCAAAGACGGGGGTTTTCAGCAGCCCCTCCAGCTTTCCCTTCACATCGATCACAACCGGCTGGCCCGGCGAAGTCTTTTGAATGGTCGCACTTTCGATCAGTTCACGGATTGCCGTAACGGTATCGTTGCCGGGCTTTCCCCCTTTTACGCCAGCCGCGAGCTTCTCAACGAGCGCCAGGTATCGTGCTTGTGCGGCGGGGTGCAGGGAAACCACGTTGACCGGCTCAGTTAGGGAGGACAGCTCAGAATTAAGCCGTCGCTTATCGGCCTCAAGCGTGGCGATGGCATCCGTAAACGTTTCAACGGCAGCGGTGCTCGCCAGCATCGCAGACATGGCCCTTTCCAGCTTCCGCCCGACTTCGCCAAGCTCCCGCTCTAAGCGGGCCTTGGTGTTTGTGTTGTCCGCCGCGAGGCGCTTCCGTTCCGCATGATAGGTTTTGAGGAAAAGTTTGATTGCCTCGGGATTCCGCAAATGGTCGCGCAACCCGCCCAAAATCGTTTGCTCAATCGTGTGCAGATAGTACGAGCGCTGATTGTCGCACGTCCCCGCCTCTCGGTAACGAGTGCAGACAACGCGCGTCCCGCCGCTATCCTCTCCCTTGACCGACATTCCCCCGCCGCACGATCCGCAGCGCAGTAGGCCGCTCAGCATGTGGCGAGGTTTGCGCCGATACGCTGGCGCGAGATGGCCGCGCTCGCGACGGATTGCGGCGGCTTTGTCGAAAATTTCAGGCTCCACGATTTTTAGGTGCGGAGCATCCGCGCGATGCCATTCCGATTCCGGGTTAGGCCGCGATATGCGCTTGCCGGTATCCGGGTCCTTGACCATACGAACCCGATTCCACACAAGACGCCCGCAATAAACCTCATTCCCCAAAATGCCGTTGTGCCGATTGTTCGAGCCTGTCAGCGTGTTTTTCCGCCAATAAGCCCCGCGTGGTGCGGCGATATGCTCGGCATTAAGCCGGTCGATAATTTCGCGCGTCCGGTCGCCGGCAACATACTCAGAATAAATGCGCCGGATTATTGCGGCCTCGGGTTCATGGATAACCCAAACCCCTGCCTTGCCCGGAGTATGGCGGTATCCATAAGCAAGTCCGCCAGCGTGTTTGCCTTCGCGAATGTTCCCCGCGTGGCCGCGTCGGACTTTGTGAGCAAGGTCCGTCAGAAAGAGCGAGCTAACAATCCCGCGAATGCCAACTTGAATTGCATCCGCCTTGCCCTCATGGACCGTAACAATCTCGATTCCCTGGAACGTGAGGCGCTTGAAGATGGACGCCATGTCCTCTTGGTCGCGCGAGATTCGGTCCAGCGCCTCAACTATCAGAACGTCAAACACTCCGGTCTTAGCGGCCTCAACCATCTTGGCGAGTCCGGCGCGGCCAAATACGGAAGCGCCGGACTTGGCGCGATCTTCAAATAAAGCGACAACCTGGAGCCCGTCGCGCTGAGCGCGGCCCCGACAAACCGCGAATTGATCGTCAATCGAACGATCAGACTGCAAGTCCGATGAAAACCGGGCGTATAAGGCGGCGCGTTTCATGGTGTCCCCAACTATCGCCGCTCCCGATAAACAGCCGCGTAGACGCTGGCCCCGAGATACTTTGCCTCACGGCGATCCTCGGAAGCCAGAATTTCACCTATGCGGCCCCAACTCAACCCTTCGGCCTTAAGCTGGCGGGCCCTCTTAACATCTATTCCGGCTCGTCCGGAAAAGGGATTGCGCCGTTTTGGGCGTTCCCAATCATGGAGAGGCGCTGGCTCAATGCCGAAAAAATCATTCTCTCGCGGATCGTAACCGGCGTATGGGGCGAGTTGCATAGCGATCAGCGATCAGGCTGCATACCGGGCTGGATATCGATTCCGTAGGATCGATATACCTCGGCGGGGTCCAGGTCAGGACAAATGCGGCATCTGGCTTGAGCAAGAAGCAACGAAACGGTTGCGTCATCCACAACGCCAAGCATCTTTCGCATATCGTCCATATTGGTCTTTGGCTGGCGCTCCGGAGGCAATGCCTCAAGAGCCGCCAGAGCGTGGACGAGCGCGTAGCCGATGACGTAGTTGTCTCGCCCGGTGATACCCTCAGCCACGCTCCTTCCTTTCCTTTGATCGTTGCAACGATTGCTCATGATCTTGTCGCGCCATATCCCGCGCAATGGCTTCCACAATGCGCAAAAGCTCCGGACTTAGATTGCCGGCTTCCGTTGCGTGTTGTGGGGCGCGGCTCATTTGCCCGCTTCCATCTTGGAGGGCGTTAAGCTCGTCGCATTCTCGATAGCAGCCCAGTCACCGGGACGCGGAATGACCGCCTCGCAAACATCGTCCAAGTATTCGATGACTTCGGCGGCAGTGAATCCGGCATCACGCAACGCAGCGGTCGGGCTATGTCTGTGCTCATTCGCAAAAGAGCCGTCCTCGATCTGGCTCCTTAGCGCATGGCACATCGCGCCAAAGACTCCGCAACGCGCGGAGTCTTTAAGTTCTCGGGCGGGGGCGTTCATCAATTGCCCTCGGCAAGGGCTCGCAGAAGGTCCGCAGCCTGTTGCAGGGATCCCCCCATAAAGAAGGCAGCTTCAACGAGCACTCTTGCGCGCTCCTTTTGAGCGTGAGCATTGGAGGAGCGAACCTGCTTAAGGCGGTCAGCTACCGCATAGGCTCGCGCGCAATGCCGTCCGCTATCAGCCGAAATAAAGAGTTCAATGGAAGCGGAGCGAGGCTGGTTAACCGAGAATGTTGCCGCGTCATTTAGGGCAATGAAATAATCGTACAACGCGACCATACCCTCAACGTCGCCCTCTGATGCCATGTGATCTAACTGAGCTTTCAGGCTAGGCTCGGGTGCGCGGCTAAGCGGCTGATGATTTTTGCTGACTACGTTGAGCGCGCTGGGGCCAACTGGCTTTGACAGTTTGGTCAGGTTCTTTGCGATGTGCGACAGCTCGCGAATATCAAGCCAGCCGCCGTCAATTTGACCATCGGTCGAAAGGAAATCTTTAAGGAAGCCGAGGATGTAGGTAAGGCGCTCGGCTTCCTCGGCGACAGAGGTTGGCGTCGCTGAGATTAGGGCACGATAGATTGTATGTGCGCTTTCATTGTGCCGTTGCATTTCTGCGTCTGTCTTCGCGCTGTTTACGGATTCGTCAGCATAGCGATGCAGCTTGATGAGTGTCCCAACGTCGCTTGGCAAAGCCGGGCGCGGGGCCACGTCGGTGATGACGGCTGAGTTTTCAGCCGTCGCCGTTTCGGGGAGTTGCAGCATTAGCGTGACCCTCCGCCAATGAAGGCGGACACGTTCCGCACGATTTTTGAAGTATGCTTTGCCTCAATGAGGCTTTCGCCCTTCTCCTCGCTCGCAATCGCCATGGTGACAACCGACAACAATGCTTGAGCGCCGCGCGCACTCGTTGGCACGGCTGAATAAAGGGCGGAGCGGGCGCTTTGAAATTTCACCTTTTCGGCAGCCCAAAGCTCACTTGCTTTCTTCAAGCCGCTGGCTTCAATCGCGGGCTCTCGTTCCGCATTGAAGGCGGCAATCTTGTTCTTGAGATCGGCCGCAATTTCAGGAAGCCGCGCCAACAGCGCGGGGTCCTTACAGTTCTTTCTAGCCAGCTTGAAAAAGCGCGCGTCAACATCCTCGGCACTGCAAAACGAGGGGCTGCAATTACCAAACAGCGCGGCCCGATCAGCCTCACTAACTTGGGCGTGAGGCAGCTTGAGAAAGCCGCTGTTGGTGAACCATTCATCCGGGACGGTATCTGCGATCCGCTCCATTTCAGCTTGCGCTGTGTGCACAGCCTTGCACGCGGCCTTGAAGGTCGCGGCAATCTCAATTGACGGATCGGCGTTGAAGTTCACGCGGCGGGCCGTGAGGCGCTGCGGCGTTAAGGAAAGTGAGGAGACGGTTTGCATGGCTATACCCCTTGGCTAACTGACCAAGGCAATATAGCCGAATTGGCTTAGCTAGGCAAGACGATAAAGCCGGATTTAGCCGATTATTTTCTAGGAAGACTGTCCTAGCTCGTCTCTCAGCTCTTTCGTTAGGCTGGGCTGGTAGATGGCTCGTTCGACAACCGCGATTACTTCAATCTCGATATTTGCGATGGGCGGGCCGTTCAGCCGGCGAATTGTAAAGTGTCCGGTATCGGTTCCTGGTTCCAAAAATCCTATGTGATGTCTTGCCTCGTGTGAGGGTCGAATAAGGCAAAGTCGCCCTATGAAAAGGCTGGGGTCCTCAATCTGCACAACGAGCCGCAGAACGTCGCCGGCCTGAAAAAAGGGATAGAGGCTGGCATCGCCAACAAGCGCCCAGAGAGCATCGCCGGTCGATCCTGTGCCGGTTCCCAAGTCCAGCGGGAGCGGCTCTCTGCTAACCAAGCCACGGCTGCGCCCTTCTAGAACAACCGTATCAACAAAGATGCGCGCCTTGAGGGACTTCGGCAGCATCAGCGCCATGTCATCCACTTTGAGCGCCGCTGATATCTTTTCTGACCACTCGGGAGTCAGAGGCAATTTTCCGCGCTCTAACTTAGAGATGGTAACCCAGTGGGATCCAATGGCGTCGGCCAGGTCCTGCTGGGATAGGCCGCGCTGCTTGCGGATTTGGGCGATTCGGTTGACTGGCTCTTTCATTATAGCATTGGCGTCTATTTGCGGTCGAAAGGCCAGAGCCGATCCGAAAAATAAACGGCTAAAAACGGCTATACGGGGCTTGTATTTGGCCCCAAATCGGCTATGTTGAGATAGCCATGGACAAAGCACTCTCTCCTCACGATTGGCGCGAAAGCGCCGGATACACCCTTCGCAGCGCGGCTGACCGCTTTGGCGTCATCGGCAAAAATCCAGCGCGCACATGGCAGCGCTGGGAAACCGGGGAGCGCTCGCCCTCGGTCGCGATCATTGCTGAAGTAGAGAGCGCAAGCGCAGGCGCTGTTAGCGCCGCGAGTTGGGCGCAAGTGCGAAACAAATTCATCAGTGAACAGCAAGCCCGAGCTCACGATAGTAAAGCGGCCCATATTTCCGGATCATCCTCGCATCCCAAATCCGATAATCCGCAATCGCCATCGCGATCTGCGCAAACCGATCAGCAAGGGACGGGCTCTTGATGGTTGTGGCTGGATTATCTTTCGGCATTGCATTTCCTCTCGGGGCTGGCGAGCGGACAGACGCTTGGGGGTCAACGCGTCTGTCCGCTCCGGGGCCAGTTAGGGCGGGGCGTCCCGTCACCGGCTTTACTCGTACTCAAATTTTGTTGGCAGCTTGCGCCGTTGCTCTCGCCAAAGGTTGGCGGCGCTCTGCCTCTCGCGTCCGATCCTTCAACGTGAAGTTTCCGGGGCGCTCGTTCTTGTCCTCAACATAAGGACATGAGCGATGCGGGAAATTTCCGAAAATGCAGCGGTGCTCTCTGAGAGTGCGTTAGACGAGGCCGCTAACTTGTTGCGCAAGATTGCCGGTAACAGGCGAGCAGACGAATCTATGAAGGGCGTTCTGTTACGCGTTAGGCGCGTGTTGCTTCAAAAGTTGAAGCCGCAGGATAAGCGGTGGAGCAGTAACCGCGTAGCTGCAATTTGGTATCGGGATGAGCGAGTACGAGTAAGAGCTGAGGAACTAGCAGAACTTCGCGCCCTCGCAGCGCCAACAGTTGAGGCGGACCCCCTTGCAGAACTTCACGCCACTATCGAACGTCTGGCGAAATATGAGCCCTTACTTGAGCGGCTGGACGCGGAATTTCATGGGCCGCAAATTTCTGCGGCGCGCGATCAGATTAGCCAAGCGAGCCGCTTACTGGGAAGACGCCGCGTTCGCGCTTGATCCGGAGCTAAGGGGGAAGCTGCAACAGGCGGACAAGAGGAGCGCCAATGACAGACTACCCTAGCTCACCGGGGTACAAAGAAGATTCAACATCACGGGAAGCGGCGGAGGCGATGCAGCCATGTGCAGCGCGGATGCGCGCGGCTGCGTTGAACTATCTTGAGAGTTTCTACCCGCGTGGTTTCACAGCGGATGAAATTGCATTTCATCTGAACCTTTCAATTCTGTCAATCCGCCCTCGCATTTCCGAATTGAACACGCTCGGCATGATTGAAAAAACCGGAGAGCGCCGCAAGAACGAAAGCGGAAACTCTGCGCATGTTTGGCGGGTATCTAAGCGCCCCACTGAGAGCGCCGCTCAATGAGTAACTTCGACCCTCGCACTATCGCGCAAATTATGGGCGGCAAGGTTACGGGCCGCAACCGCGTAAGCGTGCCGGGACCCGGACACAGTCCAAAGGACGATTCACTTTCGATCTTGATTGACGCGCGGGCACCGGGTGGATTCGTTGTCTATAGCCACGCTAACGATGATCCGCTTTTGTGTCGTGACTATGTGCGCCAGCGCCTCGGATTGGAAACCTGGAGCGCTCGGTCGAACGCGAATTTTTCCATTCCGCCGCTTTCCGTGACGGTCAGCTCCGATAAGGACGAGGCAAACCGGAAAGCGTTCGCGCAGAAAATTTGGCAGCAATCGACGGACCCGACTGGGACGATTGTTGAGCGCTACCTTTTGGAATCGCGCGGGCTCCAGCTCAGCTCGCAAATTGTAAATTCTGTTGTGCGGTATCATGCACGGTTGAGGCTTGGCGATCAGACGTTTCCCGGCATGGTTTGCCTTATGCGGAACGTGAAGACTGATGACCCGTGCGGCATTCAGCGAACTTTCTTGGATACTGACGGCAAGAAAATTGAGCGCCGAATGCTCGGGATTGCGAAGAACGCGGCAATCAAAATTGACAGCCACGAAAGCATCAACGGGCCCCTCACTATCGGAGAGGGATTTGAAACAACATACGCCAGCAAACTAGCGGGCTTCGGCCCCTCTTGGGCTCTCGGCTCTGCCGGAGCAATCAAGACTTTCCCGGTAATTACTCGGGTGAAAGCGCTGACTATCTTGCAAGAGAATGATGAAACTGGGACTAGCGCCCGCGCTGTTGCGGAGTGCGGCAAACGCTATCTCGCGGCAAAGCGACCCGTGAATGTTGTAACGCCGCGCGCCGATTTGGCGGACTTTAATGACGTTTGGCTGGAGGCGAGGAAATGAGAAGCCTGCCCCCGTCCGATTTGACAGACAAAATCCAAGTCTCGCAGTTCATGCCTCCCGTAGGGTTGAGCAATGATATCGTCACGCAGGACTCGGCAGCGCTGGATTTTATCGAAAAGCATAGCAACGATCTGCGCTATTGTTGCACGTCCAAAAGCTGGTTCCGCTGGAACGAGACAGTTTGGGTCCAAGACAATAAGGGCCTAGCGTTTCATTTCGCGCGCGAGTTGGCGCGGACGCTTGCGGAGACGCAGCCCGAGCGCAAGCGCTACATCACGTCAACTACGGGGTTCGCCGCTGGCGTTGAGCGTTTCGCAAAAACGGACCCCGCCGTTACGGTCACTCACGAAGACTGGGACGGCAACCCGATGTTGCTTGGCACTCCGGGCGGAACGGTAGACCTTACGACCGGGAAGCTACGTGAGAGCCTGCGAGAGGATCACATAACCAAATGTACGGCTACTGCCCCCGGCCAAGACGGCTGTCCGCTTTGGTTGCAATTTCTCAATCAAGCCACAGGGGAAGATGCTGAGCTTATCCGCTTTCTCCAGCAGTGGTGCGGATACTCGCTAACCGGACTTACGGTTGAGCATAAGCTTGTCTTTGTGTACGGGCCCGGTGGTAACGGAAAGTCCGTTTTCCTCAACATTGTCTCGGCAGTCTTGAAAGAATACGCAACCGTTGCGGCAATGGACACCTTCACCGCGACCAAGAGCGACAAGCACCCAACCGAACTCGCCATGTTGCGCGGTGCGCGCTTCGTGACAGCCTCGGAAACTGAGGAGGGGCGCTCATGGGCGGAGTCGCGCATTAAGCAGATGACGGGCGGCGATCCGATTACTGCGCGGTTTATGAAGCAAGACAACTTCACCTACGTTCCTCAATTCAAGCTCACGATTGCGGGCAACCATAAGCCAATGCTCCGCAACGTTGACCAAGCCGCGCGCCGGCGCTTCCTCATTGTGCCGTTTGAGCGGAAGCCGGAGAAGCCGGATTATGAGTTGGAGCGGAAGCTTCAAATGGAGTTGCCGGGGATCCTCCAATGGATGATTGAGGGCTGTTTGGATTGGCAGGCCAACAAGCTCATTCTGCCGCCCGTGGTCCTTGCGGCGACCGAGGAGTATTTTTCCGATCAGGATTTGTTTGCGCACTGGCTTGCGGAAGATTGCGACTGCGAGCCCGGCAATAACGATATGTCGGAACGCAGCAGCATTCTTTTTAAATCGTGGAAGGACTTCGCCGTCAGTGCGGGAAATGCTCCCGGTTCTCAACAGTCGTTTGCCGACATGATGACGCGCCACAACTTCAAATTTTACCGGAGCAATAAGGCTCGGGAGTTTTTCGGCATCCGCCTCAAACCCAAACTCACCTTTTCGGGCGACCCGTGACGCTCGGGTGACGGTCGAACGTCACGGATTTAACCGGCGATCAACCAGGCAACTAACCAGCGATCGATTTAGATAAGGCCATGAGATGAAAGTGAAATTCAGGAAATGCGTTTTGAAAGCAACCATGAGAAGGAAAGCACGTGGTGACGCTCGTGACGATCATGTCACCTCTTCTGGTTTGCTGGAGCTAAACGCGCGCGCATAGAGAGGATACCGGGAAAAGGCGTCACGAACGTCACGAACGTCACAGGTTGAGGGCGTGACGATCATGACGCGAATTGCGGCTCGGGGGAGCGTAAGGCCCTAGCGGATAGGGCGCAGAGGAAAGCGAAGCGTGAGCAACACCGACTTTGAATGGACACCGGAGAACGCCGACATAATCGCGGCAACCCAGCCCGCGATAGCGGTTTATCAAAACCAGTGGTGCCAAATCGTTATTCGGCAGGAGGGCGAGTTTAACGACGATGGGGATTCCATCGTATTCGTTTGCCGGGAAAACATACCGGCTCTAATTGCGAAGCTGCAATACGAGCACGACCACCCCGAGGAGCGGCCAACAGCCCAAGAGGCCCAGGGCATGAGGGACGCCGGCATAGTCCCGGCATGACAGCGGCGCGTTTAGAGCGCTCGGAGGCCGCTGAGGGAATGTCATACGCGGCCCTTGTCAGGGCAGGGAAAATCAAAGTCAGCAACGTCATTGTCCTTAATTGCTGGCTTGCAGACCGGAACAGAGAGCAAAATTCAAAGGCGCATCAATCATGAGTTTAGACCAATACCCTAGCGCCGATGACTGGGAGCGCAGCTCTGGCTGGCGGCTCAAGCGCGGGAGCTATGAGGCAACGTATTCCCGAGAGCGTTGGGGCGGGCAAACCGCACACGTCCGCATTCACAAAAGCGACTTTTGGCACAAGCGAGCGGCTAGCCAAATCAGGGCTCAACTCATTCAGGCCGACATGAACGACAAGGCGGCTAGGCGTGGGGAGAAAATCAAAGGGAGGGTCTAACGCTACGCATTAGGGGGGGCGCGGCGGGCCTAGCGGATAGGCTCAACCTACGGGGCACAAATGAGCGGCAAGGACTTTACACCACAACAGTATCACAAGGCGCTCAAGGGCGTCATTAAGCGCGCAATCATTGTTTTGGACGCATTGGGCGATGCGGAGATGCGGTTTCTCTCATTCGGCAAAGCGCTAAACCGTGCGGCGGATGATCCTACATGGAACGGCGATCAGTCCGTGTTGGCCTACGATCAAACGACATTTGTCCGACTGATACCGACCGCCCGAGAAATCGCACAGGCTGAAATTGTGGAGTCTTGGTTGACGTGGCTTGGGCGAGCGGAAGGGCGAACGGCTGTCCCGCGCCTTGTCGCGTGGGCGCATGATGATCCGATATGGCGCATCGCGGACCGCGAGCGTTGCTCGCCTCGGACAATTCACTACCGCCTAGACAAATCCATCGCAGCCATCCTCAAACATTTTGGGGATGTGGAAATGGATCTTCAAGAACCTGGCTGCGATGAGCGCTCGGGGCATCCGGCCTTTATGGTTGAGAGGCCCGCTGCCGTAGCGGAAGGGACGCGGTCCGGATTCGGGAAGGTCTGGATTGACGGAATTGGCATGATGCGCGACGGCAGGCGCATTTTTGATGGCCGCGAGAAGATCAGCGATAGGCTCGCCCATGCAAGTTGATCCAGCCGACTACACCAAGGGGATTCGCCGCGCGCTTAAACAGGGCGGCTATGCTTGCGTCTATGTTGCATCCGTCACCGGGGGCAGACCTTGCCGCGTAGGGTACTCAACGGACCTACCCGGTTGTATCAGTCGTTTGCAGCGATCCAGTCCGGTCCCGATCACTGTTGATGACGTGACATGGTTTCCGGATCGAGCGATGGCGACCAACGTTGCCCAGTCCGTCCATGCATCGATTGGGCAGTACAGGCAGCCCGGAGGATGGTTTGATCTAAACGCCTTCTCAGCGGTGCCAGAAATAGAACTGGCGGCGCATCGGCTATATCCCTCGGCCACGCCGGTCCCCCATGCCCAGCTCATTTCGTCCTGGAGCCCAGCTAGGAAAAAAAGTGGCCAGATAGGAAAATAGGTGTTGACCTTTGCGGTCGCACATGCGATAACGGCCCTCACATCACCTTCAATGACGAATTGCGCCCGGAGCGGACTGGCTTCCGGGCGTTTTTGCGTCTAGGCTTAAATTCCTGAGAGTATTTGAGGGATAACGCGGTTCTAGCCCCCACTGAATCTTGCGCAAGAGTCATGATTCGCGTGATGCTGATGGAAGCTGAATCGCTGCGATGGTTGTTACCCAAAAGTAAACCGTTCGTTGCGGCTTGGATTGTGGACAAGATGGTAGGTTGCCATCTCGTTCCGCTTGAAGTTGTGCACAAGGGGGACAAGGGCATTATCCCAAGTCAAACTTACACAACCCAAGTACAATGCTCTTACGGCGAGGGAGATTCGTTCTCGCCGCAGCAGTCCGCAACGCGCCATGCTCGGGTGAGACAAGAGCAAAGGCGTGACCGGCCAACCATTCTACAGGGGTTGTTATGAGCCAGTCCGTCTCTGGTACTCGTGTTTACGATCTTGAGGCCGCGCAAAAGCGGAAAGACGTTTTTACCAAGCTGCGGAAGATCAGCCGTGGCGAGCCGCGCGAGGTTATCGCGCCCGCGCTCGCTGGAAATGATTGCCGGCTTGAAGAATCGGGCGGTGCGTCTAGCGATGCGCCATTAAGCATTCATGCCCCTTGACCCCCTGGCGTCTAGGTTACGGTGCATCGTCCGACTTGCTCGGCTGAATTTTTAGCCCAGTGATGATCCCGGCGGGAAGTCGTTGCGCCGCCGGGTCCAGTAACCCTGAGCCAGCCTAAGCCGACTTGCGGCGGGGGATGGGCTCTTTAGCTTCTTCTTTCTCGGCAACCTTTGTCAGTATCTCGTTTATGCGAGACTGCCAGCCGGGCCCCTTTCTTTTGAAGTGCTGAATAACTTTCGGGTTTAGCCGAATGGAAATTGACTTCTTGGGCGCGAGGGCTTTTGGCCTTCCGCGTTTCGCAAACTGAGCGACAATCTCGGGCGGTAGCAAATCCTCAATGGGACGCGACCGCTTGAAGGTTTCGGCAGTCCACTCGGGGTTTTCTTCGGTCGGCGCTGAAAGCTGCGCCTTACTTTTTTGCTTTGCCATATTGTTCCTTCTCCTTCTGAGAGGCGGGGCGGAGACTGATGGCGCGGACACGGCCATTGCGAACGGTGAAAACGTAGAAATACATTTCCTTCCCGATGTGGCCGTAGCTCTGCCAACGCTGTTCGCCGTAGTCCTTGCGAGTATCTTCAACCGCATTGATCGGAATGAAGCGGGCGGCTTTCACAAATGAAATGCCGTGCTTCTCAATGTTCTTGGCGTTCTTTTCTGGGTCGAAGTCGGGTATCGGCATGAATTAACGTATACACGATAATTCCGGCCCTGTCAATAATCGTATATACAATAATTGGGGGAATATATGCCTATCTATGCGGGGCATCTCCCGACCAAAAAAATCAGTCATTCCGAATGGTTGCGGGCTGCGGTCTACAGCCACGGCTCGCAGGACTGGCCCGAGGATGGTTTGAACCGAACCACAGACGCTAACGGCAAGCCGGTTGTTTTCTTTCGCCCGCCTCTCGACTCTGGAGAGGTCCACTGGGCAGCGCGTCCAATTGTCCGCGTTAAAATGGGCAGGGGTTAGCATGGGCGTTCACGATCTAAAGCAGGAATTGCGCAAGCAGATTCCGGGTCTTTCGGACCTGACAATGAAATACGACAACCGAACACAGCGCCAAGGCTTCACGGCAACCGTAAACGGGCAGGCAATTCCCGTAGCCGTAGCAGGGAACGCGAACACTCAAGAGACTGTTGCGGCGATCCTGGAGGGCGTGAGGAGCGCGCTGGTAACAGCGGGATAACAGCATGACAATCGACCGGCCCATTGGGCGCCCATTCCAGCCCGGCCAGAGTGGCAACCCTAATGGAAGACCCAAGAAGCGACCGTTCAAGGACGCTCTAGACCGCATCCTGAAAGAGGAAAGCAAGGGCGAGAACGAGAGTAACGGTTTGGACGAAATTGTCCGGGCGCTCTACACGAAGGCCAAGACTGGCGATGTGCCGGCGATCAAAGAGATTGCTGAGCGATATGACGGCAAGGTTGCTCAAGCAGTCATCGGCGGGGATGAGGATGATCCGCCAATCCGGACGATCACTCGCATTGAGCTAGTCGCGGCGACAACCAAGCCCGAAACCGGCGACAGTGACGACAGTCCGGCTTGAGCTTCCGCCTAAGCTCGTTCCCGTATTCGAGGGCGAGGCTGATTTTAGAGGAGCATGGGGAGGGCGGGGTTCTGCCAAAACCCGCACGTTCGCCAAGATGGCTGCGGTTAATGGGCTCCGATACGCGGCGGCTGGCGACGATGGCGTGATTGTCTGCGGACGTGAGTTTATGAACTCGCTCAGCGACAGCTCGCTAGCGGAAGTCAAAGCGGCCATTGCCTCTGAGCCGTGGCTTGCTGAGCAATATGACGTTGGAGAAACCTACGTTCGGACCAAGGACCGCGCGATAGATTTTGTTTTCGTCGGCCTGCGGCACAATCTCGAAAGCATCAAATCCAAGTCGCGCATTCGCCTCTTATGGGTTGACGAGGCGGAGCCGGTTTCAGACACGGCTTGGACTACGGCAATCCCGACCGTCCGCGAGGAAGGTTCGGAAGTCTGGGCGACTTGGAATCCCAAGCGCAAGAAAAGCGCGACGCACAAGAGATTCCGCGAAAACCCGCCGGCTCGGTCCAAGTTTGTTGAGATGAACTGGCGAGACAATCCGTGGTTCACGGCCAAGCTGGAGCGCAACCGGCAAGACGATCTGAAAAACCGCCCGGATCAATACGAACATATCTGGGAAGGTGATTTTGTGAGCGTGGTTGAGGGCGCGTATTATGCGCAAAGCCTCGCTGAGGCTAAGGCGCAGGGCCGGATAGGCTTCTTTGCCAAAGACCCGCTCATGACTGTGCGGGCGATCTGGGACATTGGCGGCACTGGCGCAAAAGCGGATGCTTGCTCAATCTGGATTGCGCAATTCATCGGCGGCGAAATCCGCGTACTTGATTACTACGAAGCCAAGGGACAGCCGCTCGCAACTCATGTGCAGTGGTTGCGCGATAAGGGCTGGGGCAAGGCGCTCTGCATCCTCCCGCACGATGGCTCAACAAACGACAAGGTTTATGACGTTTCATACGAAAGCGCGCTCCAGGAAGCGGGCTTTGAAACGGAAGTTATTCCGAACCAGGGCAAGGGCGCAGCCAAAATGCGCATTGAAGCCGGTAGACGGCTTTTCCCTCGTATCAGGTTCAACGCAGACACGACCGAACCGGGGCGCGAAGCGCTCGGCTGGTATCACGAACAACTAGACGAAAAGCGCAACATCGGACTTGGGCCTCACCACGATTGGTCCTCGCACGGTGCGGACGCGTTCGGCCTCATGTGCGTGGTCTACGAACAGCCGACGATTAGACAGCCTGAAAGCCGGTACGGCAGGAAACGAACTGGAGGCGGCTCTTGGGAATCGGCTTAGAGGAGGGCGTGACGGAACGGGAAGACGATCCCATTTCCGACAGCGACGCGCTATTCACGAAGCTCAAGGGCTGGTTCACGACCGATCACGAAAAGCAGGCTGACTGGCGCAAAGAGGCGCGTGAGGACTTCGGCTTTACGTCTGGCGATCAGCTCGCGGAGGAAGACAAGGCCAAGCTCCTGGAGATGAACCGGCCCATTATCATCATGAATCGGATAGAGCCGATTGTGAATAGTGTGGCCGGCTCGGAGGTCGCAAACCGGCAGGAAGTACAGTTTATTCCGCGCTCCGAGGGCGACGTTCAAGTCAACGAAGTTCTCACGGCTGCGGCCAAGTGGTTCCGCGATCAGTGCGACGCTGAGGACGAAGAGTCCGACGCCTTCCGCGATACTGTCATTTGCGGAATGGGCTGGACTGAGACGCGGCTTGACTATGAGGACGAGCCAGACGGCGCTCCCGTGGTTGAGCGGCAAGACCCGCTGGAGATGGTCTGGGATTCGACGGCCAAGAAGCGCAACCTTGCTGACATGCGCCGGGTATTCCACATCCGCCGCGATATTCCGATTGATGAGGCCCGCGCCTTGTGTCCGGGCGATCCTGACAATCCGTTTGAGGATGGCGATTACGACGCCTCATGGGTTGATAAGGGCGGCGACAAGAAAGAGCCGCACCACGAGGACAACAAGTATTATGACAAGGACTCAACCGTTAATGGCCAGTCCAGCGACAAATGCGTGACGATGGTTCGCGCGCAGTGGTGGGAGCGCGTACCTGTCTATCTCGTCCTGGACCCGACCAACCCGGACAACCTTCTCACGCTGGACAAGGATGAATTTAAGGAGCTGAGCGCCAAGGCGAAGATTGCCGGCGGCTCACTGCGATACACGCAGCAGACGCGCAAGGTCTTTAAGCAGGCGTTCATGGGGAACGAGTTGCTTGAGGTTGGCGAGGCACCCTGCAAAGACCATTTCTCGTTCAAGTGCATCACGGGCCAGCGCGACCGTAACAAAAACGTTTGGTACGGCCTCGTTCGCGCGATGAAGGATCCCCAGCGTTGGGCCAATAAGTGGATGATGCAGACAATGCACATCATGAACACTTCGGCCAAGGGCGGGATTATCGCTGAGCGCGGCAAGTTCTTTGATGATGACGTTGATGGCGAGGCCAGTTGGGCTAAGCAGGAACAAATCACATGGGCGAAGTCCGGCGCTTTGACCGGCAACGCTCCAGCGTTCATGCAGAAGCCAGTTTCTCAGTTCCCAGCCGCTTCATTCCAGCTCATGGAGTTTGCAATCGGCTCACTGCGGGACGTGTCCGGCGTGAACGTCGAAACTCTCGGGATGCAGACGGCGGCTAATCAGGCCGCAAGCCTCGATTTGCAGCGCAAGCAATCGTCAATGACGATCCTGCAAAGCCTCTTTGACAGTTTGCGGCGCTATCGCAAAGAACAGGGGCGCTTGTTGCTCTATTTGATTGAGAACTACCTGTCCGATAACCGGCTTATCCGGATTGTCGGTAAGGAGGGCGAAAAGTATGTGCCTCTCGTCAAGCAAGAGGGCAGCGCCACCTATGACGTGATCGTTGACGAGTCGCCAAGCTCTCCGAACCAGAAAGAGGCGACCTGGTCCATGTTGCAGCAGCTCTTGCCTGTCATCGGCAAGATGCTCCCGACCGATACATGGATTGCGCTCCTCAAGTATTCACCGCTCCCCACATCGGCGCAGAAGGAAATCGCTGACAGCATCATGGCCAGCAAGCAAAACGCTGGCCCCGATCCGGAGGCGGAGAAGTTCAAGGCTGAGCAAGAGCGCGAGAACGCCAAGACCGCTGCGGAGATTGAGCGCAAGAACAAAATGACTGACGCGGAAATTGCGAACAAGGCTCGCGTCGCTGCGGCAGATAATGAAATCAAAATGCGGACAGCTCAGGCTGAGAATATCCAGGGAATGCTCACGGCTCCGACGATTGTTGGCCCGGACGGCGCGGCCATTCAGCCGGCGAATGACGGAACGGCGCTGATTATGTCCGTCATCTCCGAAATGAAGCGCGACATGCAGACGCTCGGGGAAGCCATCACGGCCCCTAAGCAAATCATCCGCGATCCAAACTCGGGCGAGATTACGGCCATCGTGCCGATGAGGAACTAAGATGGCGACATACACCAAGTTCAACCAGTTCGTTGAGGACCTGAATAAGAAGGTCCACAACGTCAGCACAGACACGCTCAAGATTATGCTGACGAACAGCGCGCCGGTCGCGACGAACTCAATTAAGTCCGACATTACGGAAATCACTCCGGGCAACGGTTATTCGGCTGGCGGCACTCAGGCGGTTTTCACATCTGCGGCGCAAACGTCCGGCACGTTCAAACTGGTTCTCGCGGACGTGGTCTTTACGGGCTCGGGCGGATCGTTCGGCCCGTTCCGGTATGCGGTGCTCTACAATGACACGCCGACGAGCCCAGCGGACCCGCTGATTGCGTTCTGGGACTACGGCACATCGATCACGGTTACCAACGGAAACAGCTTCTCCGTCGATCTGGACCAATCCGGCGGCGTCTACACGCTGACCTAAGGGAATATCATTCCATGTCAAAGACTGACGACATTCTGCGAACGCGGTTCGCTGAGGCTATCCAGGAGCGCGATGCAATCTTCGCGCAGACCGAACCCTTGCGGGCGCAGCGGGACGCGATCCTTGCCAAGGCGCGCAAGCTGGAGCAATCGGCGGACCCGCTAACCGCTCAGATTACCGCCATCGAGACGAATGGCGCGCTGTTCGATCTTTGCAACGAAATCTCCACCATTGCCCGCGCTCTCCGGCCATCGGGCGAGCTTGTGAGCAACACGGCCCCGGCTGACGCTTAAACATGGGATTTAGGCCCCGCATTCCCTACTCGACTGTCATTAGTCGGCTAGGGCTTTCGAGTGGGCTCAAGCTCTGCCTGGACGCTGGCGATTCCGCCTCATACACAAGCGGGCAAAAGTGGCTCGATACATCCGGCAACGGATATGACTTCTTTCTCGGTGCAACGTCTGGCGTAACTACGGACGATCCGACATTCAACGGGGCGGCGGGCGGGCTTTCGCCATCTGAGTTTTGGTCTTTCGACGGCGGCGACTTCTTCCGCTACGATACGACAAACGAAACGTGGATGGAAAATATCCACAAGGACAACGCCAAGTACACGTTCGTTGCGTGGCTCTATGCGGTGACCGGCTCGAACAACATTATCATTGGCAATAACGGCGGCGCGGCTGGCTCTGGCACTGGCTTTCACTTCGGTACGCCTTCCACGAACAACGTGACGATGCGAGTTGCGAACGCCGTTGGCACCGCTGCGTTGCTTAAAGACAGCGTTGCGACGGTGACTAATGCGGCGTGGAATTTCATAGCGGCATCCGTCGATGAGGCGACCGCAACCGGCTATTTCCAATGCAATGCGACGCAGGAAACCTTCTCGTCCACTTACACGACGCCAACGGCTGGCGCGGCCTCGTTCACAGCGGAAATCGGCGCGCGAGGCAATGGCAACTCAATGATGCCCAGCGGGGCTCGCGTCGCGCTTGTTGCGGCATGGGAGGGCGTAACGCTCACTCAGGCGCAGATAAATTCCATCTATCTGGCGACTAGCTCATTGCCTGTCTTTCACAAGACAACGCGCTTCTTTACGAGGAATTACTGAATGGGTCGGATTTACGCCATCCCGTACAACGGGACAATCACGGCGGCTGGCACGGATACGGACCTGTTGAGTGTCCAACCGGCCAGCAACAAGCCGGTCAAACTTCGCGGCTTCCGTATTTCGCAGTTCTCCGAAATCGGGGATGCGCAAGAGGAGAGCATTCGCATCACTGTTCGCCGCATGGGCGCGACCTTCACGGTTGGCTCAGGCGGGTCCTCGGTTACATCGGCAACCCCGCCGTCCGATTCTGCGGATACCGCGTGGGGGTTTACCGCGCGCTGCAATGATACGACAGTTGCGACAACCTCGGGCACAAATCAGGTTCTCGAGGAAATCGGTTGGAACGAGCGCAACACGCCGTGCGACTTCTGGTATCCGGACGTTCAATTCTGTCCGAAAGCCAAGAACGGTGAGGCAATCGTTATCAGGATGGAAACGACACTAGCCGACGATATCAGCGGCGCGTTTACGTTCTGGGTTGAGGAAGAATAACCTTGCCAATCTTTCGGCGCTCCAGGTTTAGGCCAAGGCCGAATAGGTTTCTGCGCGTCCCGGCAACCAAGCCGCAGCTTATTGCGCAGACTGGCGCATATGTCCTAACGGGCGTGGCGACCGCGTCGCTTGCTAAGCTCTTAGCGGCAACCGGTTCCTATCTCGTCACCGGGAACGCTACGGCTGGCGTGCATAAGCTTGTTGCCAGTGCCGGGGCCTATTCGCTCTCGGGCCTTGCTACAATTGGGCGGTCGGCTCTTGCCGCCCAGACCGGTGTTTATTCGCTCAACGGCAATACGGCTGGCGGGGCGAGCAAATTTGTAGCGGATGCGGGTTCTTACGTCCTAACCGGCTCCGCTACCGCGCTGGACCCGTCTCTACTTGCCAGTTCTGGGGCGTATTCACTTGCCGGCGGAAACGCAGGCTTTGCGTCGGTCTGGACCGTTGACGCCGGCTCCTACGTCATCACGCTAGGCGAATATGATTTGCGCCGGACGGGTGGCGATTACCCGCCGGATTATTACGGCATTGGCCACTACCTTGAGGAAGTACAGCGCCTCAAGCGCCTCAATGCGATCACTCGCAAGGCTCCGCCTCCCATTGTGCGGGAAGTGCGGCCCAATCTTCGGCCCGTGGCAGCGATGCAAGCGCCGCAGCCTCCAGCTCAAGTGCTGGACTTTCAAGCAATCATGGCCCAGCGCGCCGCTCTCCAGGCAGAGCAAGAGAGGCAGCAGCAAGAGGCCATCACGACAAGGCGGCGACGGCAAGAGGCGGAAGTTCTCTTGCTCGCGGCATACTAATTCCGGATCGATCCGGATTCGCAGCGCGGCGTTCCGCGCATCTGTAGTCGGCAGCAAATCGACAGGACCCCAACATGAGCGATACGCATTCCATCGCGCCGGAAATGACTCCGAGCGAGACGGCTTTCTTTGAAAGCGGCGGAACTACGGAAATCCCTGCCTCCGAAAGTGCAGATAGAGAAGGCGGAGACGCCACGGCCAAAACCGAACAGGGTAGCGGCGGCGAGACGAACAAGGACGGCAACGATAAGGACGGCCTCAAGGTCGTGCCGTTAGCGGCGCTTCACGAGGAGCGTTCACGGCGCAAGAGGACCGAGGAGAATGCTCGGAAGATCGAAACCGAATTAGCCGAATTGCGCGGCAAGTTTTCGATTATCGAGAAGCTCCAGGGCGGCAATCAGGAACAGCAGGCGGAAGTCACTCCGGAAACGGATATTTTCGGCTTTGCCAAGAAGACCGGCGAAACGGTTGCTGAATTGCAGAAGCGCCTTGATGCTCAAGACGCGCAGAACAAGGACAGCCAGGAGCGCGGACGGGTAGTTACAAATTACCAGACTGATGCCGCGCGCTTCACTCAGGCCAACCCCGATTTTGGAGATGCCTACAAGCATTTGCTCCAGAGCCGGGCCAATGAGCTGCGCGCCCTCGGTTACGAAGATCCCGTGGAGTTGCACGAGGCTCTTGTGAATGAGGAGCTGGCGATTGCTCAGCTCTCGTTCAAGAACAACAAGAGCCCCGCTGAAACGATCTATGCGCTGGCTCAGCAGCGCGGGTACAAGAAGGCCGATCCGAACGCTAAAACGGGTGCAGCCAGCAAGCTCGAAACAATCGAGCGCGGGCAGAACGCCAACAAGAGCCTGTCTAACACTGGCGGCGGAAGTGGCGACGCGGATATGACCGCAGCCATGTTGCTCAAGATGCCAAACGATGAGTTTGAGGCGTGGTGCGTAAAGCATCCCGCAAAGGCGAAAGCCATTTTCGGCGGCTAGTCCTCCGAAAGCGAATGAGGCCAGCAGAGCCTTCAATCTGCATTCGACGGGCAGTCGTTAAACGCCATTCGTCCTGCCGAGTACGTGAACTTCGGTGATGCGCAAGCCCGCAGCGTTACGCGAGCAACCCAGCAATCACAATTTCACAACTCGAAAAGGGACATTTCACAATGTCAGTTACCAGCTATGGAGTGAATGATTCACTCTCCAATAAGCTGTTCGCAAAGAAGCTCTCAGTTGAAGCGCTGAAGGAAACTTACTTCGGCAAATTCATGGGCGACTCTTCGGACAACATGATCCACGTCAAGAACGAGCCCTCCCAGGCTGCGGGTGACAAGGTAACCTTTGGTCTGCGCACGCAGCTCACGGGTGACGGCGTTACCGAAAGCCAGACCCTGCAGGGCAATGAGGAAGCGCTGTCCACCTATTCGGACTCGATCCTTATCAACGAGCTGGCCCACGCGGTGCGCGTTCGCAACAAGAACACCATTGATGCGCAGCGCGTTCCGTTCAACCTCCGCAACGAAGCGAAGTCCGGCCTCAAGGATTGGTTCGCCAATCGCTTTGATACCGCGATGTTCAACCATCTGTGCGGTTACACGCTCCAGTCGGACATGCGTTATGCGGGCAATAACGCCATTACGGCCCCGTCTGCCAACCGTATCTACCGCACCACTGGTTCGGACGATGCGACCGTGAACGGCGATAGCACCAAGAAAATGACCCTTGGCGTTATCGATGCCCTGGTTGAGCGTGCTGGCGTGGCGACGCCTTTGATCCGTCCTATCAAGATCAACGGCGAAAACAAATTCCTGATGTTCCTTCACGACTATCAGGTGACCGATATGCGCGTTTCGACGGATACGGGCCAGTGGCTCGATATCCAGAAGGCCGCGCTTGCCGGTGGTGCTGGCAGCAAGAGCCCGATCTACACCGGCGCTCTTGGTGAGTACAATGGCGTCATCCTTCACAAGTCGAACCGCATTACCTGTGGCATCTCGAATGCCGGCGCAGTGCAGACCTCGACTCGCCGCGCTGTTTTCTGCGGTGCTCAAGCCGGCGCTCTCGCGTTCGGCAAGGAGTTTGCGGAAGGCGTCAACTACAAGTGGGTCGAAGAACTCTTCGACTATGAACGCGAACTCGGCGTGTCTGCGCAGACCGTTTGGGGCTTGAAGAAAACCGTATTCAATTCGGAAGACTTCGGCACCATCGTTGCGACGACTTATGCCGCAGCTCACTAACCGGAGGGCATAGAACATGGCTACCAACACCGCAGGCACCACTGCCCGCAAGCTCTCCTCGCAGCAGGTCCACTATCTGCGCTTTGCAGTGACGTATAGCGATTCCGGCATTGCGTCCGGCGTCGTTAAGCAGACGCTCCCCGCGGGCGCGATCCTCGTTGGCACTGACGTTCTGGTCAGCACGACCTTCAACGCTCAGACTACCAACGTTTTGACGGTAGGTATCAACGGCACGACCGCGAACAACATTGTGGCTTCCGGTGACGCTGACGAAACCACTGCGGCGCTGACCCAGAACGTAAAACCGACCGGCACGGCCCTTGTGCCGCTTGCTGCGGATTCGCCTGTCTATGTGAAATACACGCAGACCGGCACCGCTGCGACGCAGGGCGTTGCTTACGTTGTGGTCAAGTACGTCCCGAATAACGACCTGTAAGAACGTCTAGAGGGCGGGGGCTTCACGGCTCCCGCTCTTTCTCCAACCTGGAGGCTTAATGAAAGTCGGAATCCTTACGCCTTGCTATCAAGGCACTGTCCATCATTTCCATATGATGGCCGCTATCAAGACGTTTGAGATGGCGCGTGAAAAGGGGATTGAACTTCGGCAATACACGGCGGCGGGTTGTCCCGTTCTGCCGCGCGTCCGAAATCGTCTATTGGCCGATGCTATGGCCGATGGATGCGACTGGGCGGTTTTCATCGATGACGACATTGTTTGGAAACCGGAAGATTTGTTTAAGATGTTGGAGCATGGCGTTGACGTTATCGCCGCAGCTCCGCCCAAGCGACATAAGCGTTGGGACGAAAAGCCAACTTGCGCCGTTCGATTCCCGCGAGACGGTCAGATTGAGGGCCGTCTGACGAAGGCCGGGCGCATTTGGAAAGTTGACGGGCTTGCTACCGCGTTCATGGCGATAAAACTCACCGTTCTCAAATCCATTGAGGATGTGACTGAGGCGTTTGTCTATGACGGCTGCGCAAGGCGCGCTGGCGAGGTTATGCGCAACTGGTTTTGGTACGACATTATCGACGCTGGCGACGGCTTAAAGACCGACGAGGGCGAGGACTATTATTTCTGTAGCCGCGTGATTGAGAAGGGCGGATCGGTGTGGGTCGATCCAGATATCCGCCTCAGTCATTATGACGGCAACGTTTGCCATGACCACGCGCTTTGCGATGACGAAGTGGCACGAGAACAGGCCGCGTGATGGATTTGTCCGTTTGGCTTTTGCACTACGGCGCTCCGACATTGACACAAGAGCCAAAGGATACCTCACCACATGGGAACGCTTTCAGACCTGAAGGGCCGGATAGCAACCGATCTGACGCGGGACGATCTGTCGGACCAAATCGCAAACGCGGTAAGCGACGCAATAAAATACTACGAGCGGCAGCGCTTTTGGTTCAACACCACAAGAAACCTGACCTTTAACACCGTCGCGAATCAGACGGCCTATACGGCGGCTGACCTCGCTCAGATTCCTAATCTCGTCAGGATAGATGCGATCTATCTCACGCAAGGCAGTTCGATCTTTGCACTGGATAGGTACGAGGCGAACGAGTTTGAAATCTTGGAAAATGGATCAACTGGGCCCGGCAAGCCTGACGCGTTCACATACGTTGACCAAGCTATTCGCCTCTGGCCCAAGCCGAACGCTGTCTATGCGATGCGCATTCATGCGCTTTACAGGCTGGCGACACTTGCGGACGGCGAGGAGAACGCGTGGACGGACACGGCTGAGGAGCTAATCCGCTCCCATGCAAAGATGCTTCTGTTTATGGACGTTTTGGAAGACGACGAAGGCGCGGCGCGGATGCAGACGAAGATTCCGCTCTTGATCGATGCCATCCGGGCTGAGACTTCCATGCGGTCAACGACCGGCACAATTCAGGGAACGGACTTCTAATGCCGGTAACGCCGTTTGGGGAGTGGAAGCCCGATATTTCGGACTACGAAGCCTCGACCTCACAAAACATCCTGAATGTTGTTCCGCGTGGCGATGGATACGGCCCATTCCCCGACTTGGCGGCGTTATCAGCTTCTTTGGGGGCGCAGTGTAGGGGAGCAATCGCCGCTTACAAAACAGACGGCTCTGTCTCTATCTTTGCGGGGACGACAACCGAGCTGTTTCTATTCGACAATACGGATTTTACCTGGTCCAACGTCTCAAAGGGAGGCGGGCCCTACTCTGACCTATCAAGCGGCGATCAATGGCGGTTCGTGCAATTCAACGATCTAGTTATCGTCGTGCAGGCGAACGTCGCGCCTCAGTGTTTCAACATCGTTTCGTCATCTGAGTTTGACGATTTGGATGGCTCCCCACCACAGGCTCGGTACATTGATATTGTTGGGCGCTTCGCCGTTCTCTCTGGACTGTTGACGCAAGCCAACCGTGTCCAATGGTCAGGCCTTAACTCTGTAAATGGGCCTGATAGCTGGACGGCTGGCATCAATTCGTCCGATTACCAAGACTTGCCGGACGGCGGCATTTGTCGTGGCGTTGCTGGTGGCGAGACGGGCATCATATTTCAGGACGCAGCTATTCGCCGCATGACGTTTGTGCCGGGTTCTCCTGTTATTTTCCAAATCGAACGCATCGCGCAGGATAAGGGACTATTTGGTCCCTACAGTCTGGTTCGCGCTGGTGAGCGCATATTCTTTTATTCCGCGCAGGGCTTTCATCGAATTGATCCAGGTGGATATCCTACACCGATAGGCCGTGAGCGAGTCGACCGGAGTTTTCTGGCAGACTTGGACAAAGGTAGCTTAGAGCTATTTATGGGAGCCGCAGACCCTCGCAACACTCGCGTGTTTTGGGCTTACAAATCTACGAATGGCCAACTGGGCCGGTTTGATAAATTACTTTGCTATGACTGGACACTAGATCGGTTCACGCCAATAGCCACGATTGGGCAGTATCTTTTGCAGATGAGCCAGCCGGGAATAACGCTTGAAGGTGTGGGAGCTATCTATCCCGACCTGGACGCTATGACGACTTCTCTGGACGATTTTTCGACAACGCTAACTCCGGAAATCGCGGCCTTCGATGCCAACAGTATGCTCGCGTTTTTTCGCGGTGCGAATCTTGAGGCGAGTTTAGAAACTGCGGAGCAGGGGACGGATGGCCGGCGAATTAAGTTTCGTGGCTTCAGGCCCGTGACAGACGCGGCAACTTTGTATGGCTCTGCATCAAAGCGGGAAACGCAGCAATCCCCTGTAGTGGCGGGAACCGAGAGTCTTATTAATCCGTACACGGGCCGGTGCAACTTCCTCATATCAACCCGGTACTCTCGCGCAAAGGTACGCATACCAGCCGGAACAAGTTGGTCTTACATCGCTGGCATTGAGCCCGATATCGTGCTTGAGGGAAAGCGATGACGGTTGCGACGAATGAACGGGACCTATCGAAATTTGCTGTTGCTATTCAACAGCTAGAACAAGGAAGGTCTAACGCCGTCGTCACGGTTACCCTCACTGCAAATTCATCAACTACGGTGGCAACCGCGCCAAACTGCGGCGAAGGAAGCCAGCCGATACCGATAGCGCGCACCCTTCACGCGGCACAGGAAATTGGCAACGGAACACTTTACGTCAGTGACGTCGCAAATGGATCATTCACGATAACTCACGCGAACAATGCGCAGACTGACAGGACGTTCGGGTTTGTCTGTCTCGGCTAATACGCTTTGCGTTTCACCTGAGCGTGTCCCAGCGATTTGGCCTCACGTTGAAGTGTGGATTGAAGACGCGGTTGAGCGCTGCGGCGACTGGACGGTAAGCGAAATCTATTCCGCGCTACAGAGCGGTTCAATGCTTCTCTGGGTGCGGTGGGATGGCGAGGCGCTTAAGTCGGCTGCGGTATCTCACGTCAGCATAGTTCCAAGGGGAAAGGTCTGCCGCATCATTGCTTGTGGCGGATCGTCTGACGGCGATTGGAAAGCCGCCCTAGCGCCAATCGAGTGTTACGCGAAAGAGATCAGATGCGTTGCGATGCGCATTCACGGACGGCCAGCGTGGTCAAAGGTATTCAACGATTACGACCTTGAATGGGTCGCTCTTGAGAAAAGGCTAACATAGATGCCAGGTGGCTCGAAACAGGAACAGAAATCAGTCTCGCAGGCGACTCCCTACGCGCCAGCTCAGGGCTCGATTGATGGCATTCTTGGCAAGCTGAACGCGCAAATCCCCAATGCTGACTTGAACGCGACCGAAAGCGGCGCTCTTGATAAACTCAAGGCGAACGCTAGCGCCGGAAATCCCTACTCCGGGCTGATTGGTGACGCGGCGACCGGCCTATTGAATGGCGGCGGAGCGCAAGCCAATGACACCGGGATAAGCTCCGCTCTGAGTGACTACAAGGGATTACTTTCGCCGTATGCCAGCGGCTCCATGATCGGCAAGAATGACGCACTAAAGGCGCAGCTTGATACGATTGCGAGCGACGTTAGCAATCAGGTGAACGGGCAGTTTGCCGCTGCCGGTCGCGACTTCTCCGGCATGAATCAGCAAACGCTTGCTCGCGGGATTGCGCAGGGTACGGCTCCGGTCCTCGCTGCGCAGTACAATGCCGATACTGACCGGGCGCTGAATGCTGCAAATTCCATCTATGGCGCGAGCAACACCAGCTACGGCCTTCTCAATCAGAACAATCAGCAGGCAAATGCCAATAAGACCGCTGGCATTGACGTTGGAAACGCTGCGCTTGACGCAAACAATTGGGGCGCGAACGGATTGCTGTCTGTTGAGGCTCAACGGCGCGGCATCCCGGTATCCAATCTCCAAACGCTTCTTGGAATTGTTTCCCCGGTTGGACAGGCGTTCGGAACGAACACAAGCAACACTACGGGCACCACTCAGGACGATCCGTTCAAGACGGCGCTCAGCGCGCTCATTGCCGGCGGCACCTTGGCTAGCAAGTTCTCGGATATCCGCCTCAAGCAAGACGTTTCGCGAGTTGGGAAGCTGGCGGACGGAACGCCAGTATATCGGTATCGCTACATAGGATCCCCGCAGTTTGAAATCGGCCTAATCGCGCAAGATATCGAGGCGCGCAGCCCCGGTGCAGTTTCGGAAGTGAGCGGCTTCAAGGCGGTTGATTACCGCAAGGCGACACAGCGAGCCGCTGAAATGGAGGCCGCATAGTGTTTAACTTTGGCGATGATCCAAACGGCGGCTTCCTCGGGATGTTGGGGAAGATGTTTCAGCAAACCCCCGCCGATGCAAACGCGCCGGGCGCTCCAATGCAGATACTCCCGCAAGTTCAACAGGACGCGCAATCGCCGTCTCTGATGGACAGGCTGCAATCGGGCGTAAACAAAAACACTGACACGATGTTTGGACTTGCCGGTGGCTTGCTCAACCAGAAGCCGCAACAGATGCAGGCCCCTACAGGCATGAACCGTCCGGTTCTCCCCTTCGGTATGGGAGCCGCACCTATGAAGTGGAATCGATAGCATGGGCATTCTTGACGAAATCTTTGCCGCTCAGAACGGCGGCAATATGCCCTTCAATGGAGCGTTTCCTTCTCCACTGGCTCAGCCCAAAACGTATATGGACTACTCGTCCGGCTGGCCTATCGAGATGGAAGTGCCTAAGCCGCAGTTTGGCGAGATTCCAAAGTCGACTAACCCGCCAGAATTTCGCGGCAATGGACAGGTGTCACCGTTCTCGTTTGCCGGTCCCGGATCGATGAATGTTGATCCCGCCTCGCTTGCGCCTAAGCAACAGCAGGCAGTTGCTCCCGCTCCCGCTCCAGCAGCGGCTCCGACTGACGTATCGTCGTCCAATCGTCCTGTTGGCGCTCCGCTCTCTATTGCTCCGCCCCAGGCAGCGCCCGACGTTGCGGCGCCCGCAATATCGGCGGCGGCTCCAGAAAAGAGCTGGCTTGATAATCTCCGGAGCAAGGTCAACGACAACTCGAATATGCTTCTGGCGTTTGCTGGCGGACTTGCTGGCGGTCGCTCTTGGGGCGATGGCCTCAGCAAGGGTTTGGCGCAGGGCGTCGCGGGCGGACAGCTCGATACCGCCAACAACCAAAAGCGCATGATGCAGACTTCCACTTATGCCGCGTTGAAGCAGCGCGGCGTTAGCGATGCAGACGCCATGCTGGCGATGCAGAATCCGGAAGCGCTCAAATCCCTTCTCTCGCGGCTCTGGCCGACCTACACCGCGCAATCGGCGGGCAAGACTGTTGGCTCGTTTAACCCGGCTACGGGCAAATTCGAGGCGCAGTACACAGACCCAACCTTTGAGAAGGTCGGTTCGGGCGATACCCTCTTCCAGACTGGCGGCGGCGTCCCCGGCGCTGGAGCGGGCACGGCCCCAAGGCCGGTCGCAAGCGGTGGCCCCGAGAAAGCACCTTCGGGCTATGAGTGGGTTGACCCGAAAGACCCGAGCAAGGGGATGCGTGGCGTTGAAGGCGGGCCCGCTGATAAAATCCCGGCAGAAGTGGCGGCGCGCCTCGGCTTGGCTCAATCTTTCTTGGGACAGCTCCCAGAGATTCGTAAACGCGTCGCTGATGGCGAGGCTACCGGCTTGTTTGACGGGACCATGGCCGCGATGAATGTTGGAAAGGCTGGCGAACTCAAACGCCAGATTGCATCCGGCGCGGAATCGCTTTTGCGCAACTTGACCGGTGCCGGCATGAATAAAGACGAAGCCGCCAACTACGTTAAGCGCTATGAGCTGGAGCCGTTCGATACCTCTGCAACGGTTTTGTCAAAGCTCACTCAGCTTGAGCGCGAATTGCGATCCGTTGACAACGTAGTGAGCAAGGGCCGTAGCGGCAATTTGCTCTCGAAAACTCCTAGCGCTTCTGACCCGATTGGACTTCGCTAATGGCAGGACTGGACGACTTCCGCGCGCAGTATCCGCAATATGACGATATGTCGGATGCGAAGCTTGCGGACGCTCTCTATACGAAGTTTTACAGCGACATTCCGCGCGCCGATTTTGACGCAAAAATTGGCCCATTGTCGGAACCACCTTCCGCGCTCAATCCGGACAGTATCGTCCGGCAAGTCGCAAAGGGTGTCCCGATCTTGGGCGAGCTTGCAAACAAGGCGAACGCGGCAACTTATGCCGCAGTCTCTCCGCTCGTTCCCGGCGACGCGACCGTTTCGCAGGCCCCGACATTTGGCGAGCGATACAGTGAAAATCTTGTCAGCCAACACGGGCAGGACGCCAAGTTTGAGAAAGCCAATCCTGTAACCTCTACTGTCGCTAACGTCGCTGGCGGCGTCGGCTCGCTTGGCGGCGTTGCTCTGCGCGTTCCAGGAGCGGCTGAGGCGCTGGGCCTCACCGGTTCCTCGCTTGGCAAGATGGCTGCGACCGGCGCGGGATCGGGGGCCGTCCTTAGCGGCGGTGACGCGGCGCTGCGCGGTGAGCCGGTTATTCCGGCTGCGGCCTTGGGTGCGGCGACCGGTGCGATGGCGCCATACGCTGGAGCTGCCCTTGGGAAGGGCGTTGATGCCGCCGTTGATCTTACAGCGCGGGCTCGCCAAGGGTTCGCAAACCCCGCTGAGAAAAAGATTCTGCAAGCGTTCGAGCGTGACGAACTGAAAGACCCGGCTGCGGTTTCGCGGGCGCTCGCTGAGCGCGGCGATACGGGGCTGATAGCGGACGTTGGCCCGAACACTCAGGCGCTCGCAGAGACACTTGCACAGTCGCCGGGGCAGGCAAAGAAGATTGTTTCAACCGCCATCGATGAGCGCGCGGCTGGCTCCCGCAATCGCATTGATGACGTGATTACGCAGGCGTTCGGGCCGCGCCAAGACGTGGCGAGCGTTACGCGTGAAACCATTGCAGAGCGCAAGGCTGCGGCGGACCCTCTATATGAAGCCTTCCGATCAACTCAGGTGTTTCCGTCGCCAGAAATCAAGGCGCTCACTCCTGTCCTGGAAAAGGATGGACTCTTTGCGACCGCCCGGCACCTCATGGGCCTTGAGGGCAAGCCGGTTGATAAGAACTTTTTCACAACTGGCGAACGCAAGAACTTCCCGACTACCGAGGCTTACGATTACGTCAAGCAGGCAATTGACGGCAAGATTGGCGAAGCGGTGCGCGCTGGCAATAACAACGTCGCTCGCATTTACGGCGGTCTGAAAACGAAGCTTGTCAACGCGATCGACAATCATCCCGACAAGAACGTTGCTGGCGTCTGGAAACAGGCGCGTGAAGCTTACGCCGATCCAACGCGAGTTATGAATGCTCGCGAGGAAGGGCAGGGAGTTTGGTCCCGTGCGATGCGCAGCGACGAACTCAAGTTTCAACTAGCGGACTACAGCCCTAAAGAGCGGGCAGCCTTTAAGGAAGGCGCTCGGGATGGGCTGGCTCGCATGATGGATTTGTCCGTCAATGGCGACAACGCAACGCGCCGGATGCTTATGGCCCCAGAGAACATCGCCAAGATGCGGATGATTACTGACGACGCAGGCGCGACCAAAATTCTGAAGGCCCTGGAGAACGAAACAAAGACCGTTGATATGTCGCGGACGGTTCTCCAAAACTCACGAACCGCAGCCCGAGAAGCCGCCAAAGAAGATTTGTCCGGGAAGCCTCGCGGCGACTTTGGCGTTAAGGATGCTTATGCAGCCGGTGGCGTCATGGGCGCGGCACGCTCCGCAGCGACCAAGGCAATTCAGAAGGTCCTTGAGAATGCTCAAAAGGGCAAGACCAATGACTTGCACGCTGATATCGGCAAAATCCTTGTTGCCCCGGATACTCCAGAGCGAACTGCCATGATCCAGCGTATTTTTGATACCGCTAAACGCGCGGACCCGACCGGCAAGGTTGCGGATCAAGTGCGAAACGCAGTTACGTTCGCGATGCGCGGCGGGCAGCTCTCTACTACGCATTAGGCGGCTTGCGCCGGGAATCGATCCAAAAGCCAACCGCCACCAGGGCGGCGGCAAAGGCAAACCCGATCCAAGCGCCGTATTCCGCGATTGCATCTCTCGCAACATTCTTAAATCCAAACATGACCGCAATGAAAATCGCGGACGCAATCACTGTGAGAATTAGCGGTGGCTTCATGAGGACCTTAAATGGCTGTCGTTGATTCGATCATTAGCAATGAGCGTGGAAGCACTCCGGACGCAAGAAACCCAAACTCGTCTGCTATGGGCGATGGACAATTTCTTGAGGGGACGTGGCTTGAGACGCTCGCTAAATTTCGCCCTGATATAACTGGCACTCGCGAACAGCTCCTAGCGATGCGGGCGGACCCTGCGTTGTCTAAGGCGATGACTGACGCATATGCGACGCAAAACGCTGGAATCTTATCTAGTGCTGGCCTTCCGGTTACGCCAGGGTCCACCTACCTTGCACACTTTGCGGGCCCCAAGGGCGCAATTGGAATCCTTAACGCGGACCCAAACATCCCAGCCGGCGCAATCCTCGGGGAGCGGGTAGTTCAAGCAAATCCCTTCCTTAAAGACATGACCGCCGCCGATTTGCGGGCATGGGCGGACAGAAAAATGGGCGCGAAACCAAGCGCTCCGGCCCCGTTCTCAATGGCCGCAGCTCCGCAATCGGCGTCCACCCCTGTCTCCGGTGTACCTCAGGGGCTTACGGGAATTTCCGATATCCCTTCGGAGACTAGCGCGCAGCCGGTGCAGCCTGTGAGTTTCCAGGCCCCGCAAGCTCAGCAACCGGAACAATCACAGACGTTCCCGCCCATGTTCTTGCCGCCTCGATTGCGGCTCAGCCTCGATAGCATCCGTTCACAAGCCCCGGCCAAAAGCCGGGGTTTTTCTTTTAGAGGGTAACAAATGACGTTTTGGAAATGGTCGCGCACTGCATCCTCGAATGCGACGGCAGACAGCACTTGCCCATTCCCCGAGGGGATGAATCCCGGCGCGCTGAATGACGGTAATCGCGGGATGATGGCGGCGGCGTCCAAGTATCGCGACGATATTTCCGGATTGACAGCAACGGGCGGGACCTCAACAGCATACACCCTGTCCAGCTATCAAGCCTTCGATACACTGGCACATATGAATGGTGCGTTGCTTGCTTTCACACCGCACGTGACGAACGGCCAGACGGTAACTCTCAACGTGGACGGGCTCGGGGCGAAGCCACTCAGGCCCTCTCCAGGCGTTGAGCTACAGCCAGGTGTCCTCGTTCAAGGTACGCCTTACGCAGCAACCTACAACAATTCTGATGCCGCATGGTATCTGAGAGGCTATTACCTGAACCCGTTTAGCGTGCCACTGGGCGGCGGCCTGGACTACTGGGGTGCGTCTGTACCAAACACATCGTTCGCGTTTCCTATCGGCCAGGCTATCTCGCGGACGACCTACTCTGCCCTCTTTGCGCTGATAGGAACCACTCACGGCACGGGCGACGGCTCGACAACATTTAATCTTCCGGACAAGACTGGGCGCGTATCGGCCATGAAAGAGGCGTCAGCAACCCGCCTCACGTCCTCATATTTCGGCGGAAATTCCTCGAACCTTGGTGCTGTGGGCGGCTCAGAATCCCACACCCTCACTTCGTCACAAATCCCGGCGCACACCCACCCGAACTCGCTGAACGAAAGCGCGCACAGCCATTCGCTGCAAAGCGGATTGTACGTCTTCAATGGCGGCGGCGTCGGTCTTACGGGCGGCGCGCAGCCGGGCGGCACTTCGGCCAGTCTTTCCACCGGGTCCGCGACCACCGGCATCACCATCACCAATGCCGCGAATACGGGCGGCGGCGGGGCGCACAACAACGTGCAACCGACGATCATCTGTAACTACATCATGCGGATTATTTGACGGGGCCGTGTTAGAGCCGATGGGCAATCGGCGGCTGAAATGTAATTCGTTCGTAATTTAACATTCTGCCATAGAAGCGCTGGCCGTCACCGAGCGGGTATGCCCCACCAGCCGGAAAGAAAGTCATTTCACCGACGTAAATTCTGCCGGCCACGGAATACAAATCGACCCGAACAAACTTCCAGCCCTTACTTAATTTTTCTGCGCAAGAAATCATTTCGCGCCAATTGCTCGGCATCGTGAAGCCGTTGCCGTATGGGGCGTAGGCAAAAAACGGAACGCCAACATCATTGCCGTTTAGGTCTATGACTTGCTCCTTTAGTTCCGTGTCGCGATCATAGAGGTAATGGACAAATTTGACCGCCCCGTCTGCGCAAAGAAATTTGTAGTCAGGCGGAGGCTTATCGTTGCCGCTATCAATAAACTCCTCAACGAAAATCTTGGGCTCAACAAAGCTATAGGCCCATTCTCCGCGATCCCAGCCAAATGGCTGAGACAAGGCAGATGAAAACCGCTCCCGCTCCGCAGCGTAATCAATCGCCCTCTTGTCACGTACAACGAGCACGCTTCCGCAGTCGTGATTTGCCTTGATGACAAAACGTTCGGGCAGCGCATCAAAGTCGATATCTTCAAATCGCTTATGTGCTTGGTAAATCTTGGGACAGAATCCGGGGCCTAACCGCTCCCGCACATGATCCCGCAGCCGGATTTTGTCCGTGCATTGAACCGTCTCGTAACGTTGGTCAAAAAGTTTGACCCACTGAATGCGATCATTGAAATCGTCACACTCCGTCAAGTTGGGCAGGCGTCCTAGCTCCCTCCAAAGGAAGCGGTGGAGAATAAAGTATAGGTCCCGATGCTGCGGAGTGAGTGGCAGCACTTTGCTATCGCGCCACCACTTGGCGCGGATTTGAATATCCAGCGCGGCTGGGCCCAAGACTGAGCGCGCCTTTCGAGCCATCCGGCCAAGCATCTAAACCCCCCGCTGTAATCGCGCAGACACAACGTACCACAGATAGCCGCCCTCGGGTGGCCGTCTGCGTTGGAGAAATCCAAAAATGTCCCGGATTGGTCGCTTTACGGCTGAGGATTACACCAAAGCCCTTGCTCTTTTGGTGGATTACACTGGGAACATAACAAAATTCAGGCCCTCAGGGCTCCCAACCTTTGGCGGCATTGAGGGCCGTGCCAGGAATCATCCCGATACGTTCAAGGCAGAGTATGACGCCGCGATTGCAAAGAGAAACGAGCGACTGAAAAACGCCGCGCAGCGCACAAACTACGCTTATTCGGACAAGCAATACACGGACGCATTAGCCGCCTTTGCAGGATGGGAAGGGTTAACTAACGACTTTAAGCCAGACGGCCTCCCTCAGTATTTTGCGCTTATAAGGAAGGCCAAACGAGATATTGCATTCCGCGAACGGTTTTTGACTGCGGACGCTAAGAGAAAAGAGATTACCGGGCAAGGCCGAAAGAAGAAAGAGACTGCCGGACGAAGCCGAAAGCAGTTCTCCCTCGCGCATTTCCAAATGTTTATTGCAGCGATCCGACATTCTAACTGCACCAGCGTAACTCAATTCAAGAGACAAAAGCGCACAGACATTCCTTCATGGTGGACGGCCCATCGCTTCGCAAAATCGAACCCGCAGTTCGCCGCAAATCTCAGCGAGGCCCTCAGGGCGAAAAGTTGGTTCATCTACGGGACGCCGGGAGGCGTAAGCCAGAAAGGGCGAAAAAATGCTGCGGGACGGCAGCCTCACACTGAATACGAGTATAACAAATATATTGAGGCCATTGAGCAGTCACCTTTCTCTCGTAAATCCGACTTCACGAAGAAAAAATTCGCGGGGTTGCCGCGATGGAGGACCGTTGTTAAGCGGGCAAAAAAACATCCTGAGTATGGGTGCCGCGTTTCAGCAGCTATGCAAGCGAAGGGTTGGAAGGGTATCCGCGAGGTCCCTAGATATACCGAGCAACAGTACCGAGAATCTATCGCCCTTCTTGCAAAATTCGACGGTGCTTCAGCGCATTCCTTCGCCCCAAGAGGGTTGCCCGCTTATCTCGCTATCATTCAACGTGCGGAATGGGACAACAGAACGGCGTGGCGATTGAGGGCGGCTAGAGTCGTCCGCTTCAATAGATTGCGTGAGCTTGGACTTCCGATTGAGCCGGAATCTGGAGGCGGTAAGCGTTATTATCGCCGGATAACCGACGAAGAAAAGGCCGAGTACGTATCGGCTATCGAGGCAGGAACGCCGCAATCCAAACTATTGAAAGCGAAGGGTGCGGTTATCACGTTTGCGGTTCGCAAGCGCTTATTGGAAGCCGATCCCGACTTCGGGGCTTCGATAGCGCGGGCAGATAGAGCACGTCTTGAGCGACAGTTTGCCGCCTCAAAATTGCGCTACGAGGAGCGATGGAAAAGGGCAAACGCACTACGGTCCAAGCGGACAAGGGGCGACTACGAAGTTGGACAGCTTCGCGTTCGCCTGGACCTGAATGATTATTATGCAGCAGCGCGAGCCTCCCTTAAGGGCTACCGGCAGATTCCGGAGTTTGATCTGGAGGACATCCGCACGGATATGGTTGAGGCAATGATTAACGGCTCTCTCTTGCCGGAAGAGGCCGCAGAGCGCGCCTTTGAGTACGTTGGTGCTCACAATCGAATGTTCTCACCACACCAAAACAAATCAATCGATCAAAGGAGGTTTGAAGACGGCAACGCGACCGTTGGCGATTACCTCACGGCGGATGACTACAGCTACGCAGAATAGGGGACCGCACAGATGATGAAAGCGGGGGAGATGGCGCGTCTCGGTGGCGGGCGTCTCGTCAAGATTTGCAGCATCACAAATTACACGGCGGAATGCATCTGGTTCGATCATCGCGGAAACGTGCATACGAGAGACTACGACATAGACGCGCTACGTCCATTCTGGCTCGCGGCTCAGCCTAGATCCCTTTGGCCAGAAATAAATGAAATGCCAGACATACTAGTTGAAGCTTTGGAGGCGCAAGCAGCGGCGCGCCGGTCAAAACGAATCTACAAGCAGCGCTTAAGCAACAAGATTAAAAATCTACGAGAGCACAGCGCCGCATAAAATAAAAATGACCGGCCAGCCTTTACCAAGGGGCGGGGCGCGAAGCTGGCCGGTCACCGCAATGGGAAGCGGTGACGAACGCTCTCACCAACAGCTTAACAGAACATCGCTGAGGTAATTAGGATGCTCCGCATAATTCGTGCGGCGGGAAGTTCAACGCACCTATCGCCGTGGCCTTGGTTTCATCCATGGTCTGTCTCGCTTGCGGCGCCCGAGGCTCTTTGGCGGGCCGTGCACGATATGAGCCACGGCTGACTGCGCCAGCAAATCGGGTGCTCTGCCCTCCGCTACATCAATCACGATGTACATGCTACTGGCGACCAGGGGGTCCTCGCGGCGAGCCTTAGGCAGGCTTTGGAAGTACACCGCAGCATCTTCCAGGGTGACGAGCCGCTTGCCGCCGGGCGCTTCCACGGGCTGTAAAAGACGGTCTGACCAAGGCAC